ACCTTGTTAGAATATTTAGATTCAAATAATGTATGTATAGAAGCATTTAATTTATAATTTGAAACTCTTGATTTGAAAAAATCGTCTAAATTATAGTGTTTTTTTATTTCTTTTATTAAGTTATACTTCTCACGCTTTAATTTAGATTTATTTATTTTCGTGTGCTCTGCTATTACCGCATCTATAAATCTATCTGCTTTATTATCATTATTATATTTCTGATGTTGTAAAATTTTATATAAATTGTATTCTTTTAATAATAAAGAGTTTTTATCAAAATATTCTTTTACTATACTTATAGCAGGAGATTTTTTGTTACTAGATAGCGTATCTGATGTTATTTGACGCGTCAATAGCTCAAATAAGACACCTACGTTCTTTAGCTTATTATGTGTTTTCTTTGCCATAGTTAAATCCCTGTATATTATTATACGATTATAAATATCATTTAGAACTCAAAGACTGTTCATCTATGAGATTATTTTCACTTAATAGTGATGTTTTTTTATTTTTATCCATGCTTTTTTTAATACTATCTACAGATTCTCTAGTTGTATGTACTATTGATCTATCTCTATTTCTATAATCACGTGATAAAGTTTTATTACCTAAAGGATCAGCTCCTCTTACATGATCTTGTGTATCATATTTAGTGCCTTCAGGTGGTCTTCCAACTGGTTCTCCTGAAGATTCATATGGATCATCTTCTTCAGGTTCAGGTCCTTCAGGTTTGTTAGCTGGATCCTTTCCTTCGTCTTCAATTTGAGTTTTTCTAAAAGCTTGTTTAGTATCTTCAATAACTTTCTCTCTTTGGTCTTGTATTTCTTTTTCACTCATATTGAAAATATTTTCATAAATCCAATCTTCTGAAAGCATTTTATTTTCTTTCATATCTCTAGCTAAATTTATTTTTTCTGACCAAAGACTTACCTTTTCTTGCTGATAAATAGTTGATGAGTTAGTAAGGTCTAGAGAAAAATTAACTAGCTTTTCATCAGTAAACCCTTGAGAGTATAGATGTACTATACCTATTTTAGTTAATTCAGATAAAACTATTCTCTGTATTCTTTCTATAGTTCTTGCAAATCTAACATCTTCAGCTGCTAATGTTGCTTTACCTTCTGTAGTCTCATCATATCCTAAAAATGCTTTTGGTATTTTTAATCCAGCAAATAATTTATTTTTTAGATAATCAACATCGTCAATACCACCAAAATCCATACCACTTAATGAATCTATCTCTGTTCCAGATTGACCACCTCTTACTGGTAGATAAAAATCTTCTAACATATTTTGCATGTTAAATTTTAGGTTGTATTGTCCTGTTTGCGGGTCAATATAAGGTACCTTTTTCATTTTATTGATAACTTGTTGCATATAATTATCAACTTCATTAGGAGGTATATTACCAATATCTATTTTGAATATTCTTTTTTCTGGAGCTCTCATAATTCTATGTATTAACATAGCATCTTCCATAAGAGTTAATTGTTTCCATATTTTTCTAGCACCTTCTAACATTGATTTACCATAAGGTAAAAAGTTTGTATCAGATAGTAATCTAAAGTGAGCAATTTCGTAATTTTCAAAAGATTTAGTTGATACACCACCTACAGCTGATGATTGACCACCCATAGAGATATCATGCGTAAATTTAACATATTCATCATTAGATGGGTCTGTACCTTCTTCTCTTATCATTTCATAAGTAGATAAAGGTTGTACATTTGTAACACCTAACTTTTCAGTAATATCTAATTTTAAGTAAAAATCACCATACTTACACATATTACGTATCCATGGCCATATATTAAATTCTATATTTAATACATCATAATATAAATTATGTAATATTTTTTGAACATCATCATCATCAGTATTTATTGACAATACATTACCAAATTCATTTTTCATAGTGCATTCATCAGAATATATATCTAAAGCTGATGATATGATAGGATCTTCATCCATTGATTCGTAATCAGTAAATAGTGATAATCGTTGTTGTTGAAAATTTTGATATTGATTATATCCCATCTCATTCATAGAACCGTGTAATTTAGTATATCTATCAATAAGTTTATTTGTAGCTAATCCACTATTAGATTGAACTTTATTTACATCAATAACCTTTAATTTATTTGTACCAACTCTTCTTACTACAGCATTAGTAGAAAATAGTGTTTGTAATCTTCCGAAAAAAGTTTTATCTGCCATTTTATTTTTCCTCTATAATAACCATGTTAAATCTTCTTGCTCCCCTCTACCAGTATTCATACTCCATGAATCATTAGGGTCGCCGGTTTGAGTATATACACCACTGTGCATATTTTTACCCATTAAACCGATTGCTCTTTTGTTTAATTCTAGACCTTCATTTCTCAATTTTAGCGCTGTATCTCTTATATACATTGCTATAGAAAAAGCCATTACTAAATCGTCATTGTAACCACTTTGTGCTTCAGGCCTTGCACCTTTCCATACAAATACAAACAATTCATCAACTAATCTAGTTGAACGAACAGTACACGCTTTTTCTCTAAAATAAATATCTAATTTTGACACCAAAAGTGGTCTTGTACGTGCGGATGTTGTGAACCCAGGTACCATTTGAGATTTATCTTTCAAATCATATGTTTTTCTTAATTGTATATCAGGATCAACTACACCTTCATGTTTATATGTATAATATAAATTTTTATAGCCTCTATCAACTGCAGGTTGTATTGCTGCCCAACCAATATTAGCATTTTCAATTACTAGTAAAGCCTCGTTATATTCTGTAGCTACATTTACCAACATATTACCAAACTCTTTAACACCTAACTGACCTTTATATTCAGCTACCTGTGTTACTGTTTCTATATCAATTACATGAAATGTAGAGTAGTCAGCACCATCACCTCTAGCAACGTCAGCTACAACAACATAATTTTTAGTATAGTTTGGATATTCCCATACCCAGTATGCGTTATCATGCCCTCTTTTTTCAACCGGCTCTTGACACATATTATTTCTATACCATTCTAATAATTCACCAGGTATAACTGAATTACCTGAACTTATAAAATCACAATCACATTCTTGAGCTGCTTGGTCTACTCCTAATATAACGTCTTGCTCATCTCTCCATATTTGCGTACGTTCAGGGTGTACAGTCCAGTGCAGTCTAATAGTGTTAAACTTATTTTCACCATTTTCTGCTTTTACCCAAGTTTTATGAAACCAGTTACCTACACCATTAGGTGTTGATAAAGCGATACATCTACCTCCTGTAGCTAATGTTTGTTGAGCAGATGTCCATATTTCATCAATACCATCAATAAATGCAGCCTCATCAATAACTAGTAATGATAAAGCTTCAGATCTACCTGCATCAGGAGATGATGAAACAGCTTTTACTTGTGAACCGTTTTTAAGTCGTAAAGATAATTTATTATCTTCAAGTACCTGTCCTTTTAACCAAGAGGGTAGATTTTCATGCATAACTCTAATTTTAGTAACTAAGTTTTTTGCGGTGTCTTGTTTGATGGCAATGACTAACGCATTAAAATCTGCATTAAAAATCATACCCCATAAAGCATACCCTGCAGTCAATGTTGATATACCTAATTGTCTTGATTTTAATATTATATTGTAATCATTATCTTTGAATGTAGTTAATGATTTTTCTTGAAATGGATAAAGATCAAAATTAATTTTACCACGCGTAGGATGTTGTATCTTACAATACTTTCTCATAAAATGCACAGGATCTTTTGCACACTTTATATACTCCTCTTGTACTATTTGTTTTATATCTTTTGCCATCGTATATATAAATATATAATAAAATACTTTTTTATTGTAATTGTCCTGCTAAATAAACAACTGTTGAAGTACTTACAACACCAACCACTACCCCGAACCATCTTTTATTATACCACTTATCAGTTAACTTTAACCTATCATCGTATAATTTAATTTGATCGTTAAGCATTTCGATTTCATAGTTTTGATTAAGAATAATAGTTTCATTAGTAAAATTTAGATTAGTTTTATTTAATAAGTCTAACTCTAAATCTGCGATAAGTAAAGTTTTTAGTGAATCTTGTTGTTGTAATGTATCGATTGCTAAAAAGAATGCGTCTAATTCAGATTGAGGTATTTTTACTATTTTATCTTGCGCACAACATTTTTCTGGTGTTGCACATGAAGCTAACAATATAACTCCTAATATATATAAAAATTTTTTCATTATTTTTTGCTCCTATACTTTTTTTCAAAATCAGATATTGTTTGTTTAGCTGATTTTGTAGATTTAATTTTAGATTTAGTTTCTTTTACTTTCTTTTCAGATTTAGCTACCTCTTCTTTTATTTTTTTCTTTTCTTCTTTTAGCTTCTTACCTTCTTTTTTAATATCTTTAAGCTTTTTTTTATTATCTTTAAGATCTTTCTTAAACTGTTTTTTACTACCTTTATTTGCTGATAATGCTAGAATACCTGCTATTACTGCTCCAATACCTAGAATATACTTCCATAACGTTTTCATTTTATTCCCCGTCTTTTAAGTTGTTATACATTTTTCTGGCTGTACGATATACCTGAGAACCTTTTTTAGCTTTCAATGCTGTTCTTAATTTTACTTTATTACCTGTTTTAGGATTTTCAATTCGCTTATCACCGTGTGTTTTTCTTACATCTAATTCTTCTAACTCACCTGCTGGCTCTGCTTGTAATGCTCTGTTAAAATCTAACTCAGTTTTTTGCACTATTTTATGCATTTTAATTAACGCTTGCTTTAACTTTTCTTTCTTTTTAGGATCAGTTTCAGCAACAAATGCTTTACGCAACTGCTGTTGTTTTAATTGAACATCTTGTAATGCTTCGACTGCTTTTCTAAACTTTTTAGTCATAGAAACTTCTAACATTTTTTGTACTTCTTCTTTTATTAAATCTTTTATTTTCATAATTAATCCCAAAATATTAATTTAGCAATTATACCTAATATTGCTACCCAAACAGACCATAGAGTCTTTTGAGTATTTTTTCTAAATGTTGTATTATTATTTACACGAGCCACCGTACCGTCATCAGGATCTAGCAGACGAATCTTAATCTCTCTTATATCTTTTTTGAGTTCTAATATTTCTTGATGCAATTGCTCGTTAGTTAGTCGTGCCATCTTTACGTTCTCGTGATTCTTTTACTTTTTTATCAAATTCGTTTTTTAATTTATTATTATCATTACTATCATTCCAATCTTCAATATCTCCTGATTCTGTAATATAATGTTTAGAGTTACGTTTATCTAACCAATCATAATACTGTTCAGTTATATCTTTAATGAATGCGTTATAATTATCTTTATCGAATTGAGCATACCATTCTTCGTATGTACCGTTAGCTTTCATTTCATGCTCCCATTTAGTTACACAAACTAAACACATTCCCCATCTTTTGAACATTTTTCTATGCGCTGGATGTGACATTGATGTTTCACATTTAGGACATGATAAAGGAACTCTTTGTAGTTTTCTAGCACTATCTAATTTATTGATAGTTCTTTTTATACCTCTTTTTATAGTCCATGTTTTACCTTTTTCTTCCCAAACATCTCCTTCTTTATAATCATTATACTTTTTAGTATAACCTGATCTCATCTGAGTTTTATTATTATAATTACCAGATGCTAAATTTCTCATCCTTTGTACTTTTTGTTCTGTTATTCCTTTTTTCATAACCTTTCCCTAAAACGTCATCATTCCTGCGATTTGATTTATTGGTCCAAATGCGCCTGTTAATTTATATGTTTTACCTTTATAAATAAAAACTAATCCTTCCGATGGTATTACTGCTTTCCAGCCACCGATAGAATTCAACTTATTAAGTTGTTGTCCCATTCTATTTAATTTTTTAATATCTCCGCCTTTACGAACATCGCTAATAGCTTTTGATACTTGTTTTTTAATATTTTGTACTGCTTTGTCTGGACTTACAGTTAAAAAATTATTTACATTTTTTAATACTTCAACACCTAATTCAAAAAATAAAAGTTCAAAAGGTTTCATAGTATCTTGTACTGTTCCTTTATGTTTTTGTTTATCGAATTCAATAATTTTTTCTCTTAACTCTTGGTCTTCAATATTTTTTGCGTTAAGTCTAAATGATTTATCGAAAAATGCCCATCTTTTTACTAACCCCATTCTTATTCTATTCTCTAAACCTTTGAAGTTTTTATCAATATGAGTTTCCCACCAAGCTTGATGGTATTCAGAAAATTTATTAGAATCTTTCATATTATATTTTGACATTAACTTTTTTAGCTTACTAGTAAAGTAAGGAATTTTTTCACCGAAGTCTTGATGTGGTTTTACTTTCAATATGTGTGGGCCGATTATTTTGAAATTCTTTTGAACACTTGCATCTACCTGTTTAATCATTCCAGCTAATATTCTTGCACCATCTTTTACAGTACCGACCGGTGCACCTTTTTCATATCTTAAAACACCATGAAATTGTAATTTAGGTGCATCGTAAACTATTACATTAGCAGAATCAGGATACATAATTTCCATATTCATCCAATTGTTACCGTTATTAAATATTTTTACACGCTGCTTTTCTGATAATCTAGATATCGCTTTACTTAAATCGTTAAATGCATATGTAAAAGCTTTTTCAATGTTACCTCTACCTTTCCATTTAGCTGCAAATGATTTAGCATCCATACCACCTCGTTTTATATCACCATTATTTCTTGCAGCTCGTAATTCATCGCTCCAAGTAATAAATAAATTTTGACCGTCGGTTTTTTCAGTTGCTGCTGATTCTAGATCTAATCTACCTTGAAGGGCAATTGATATCATTTCTTTGAAATCACCAAATGTTAATCCTCTATCATCAAACGGGTGTGACATATGACCATAAGCTCCACCTTCAGTAATTAACCCTTCATTCATAAGTCTATATTTTAACAATGGTCTGCCGTTAATTAAAATATCACCTTTTTCATTTTTAGTAATAGTTTTTACAACAATTTTTTTATTTTTGAATTTTCCTCCTAGAACTGTATCTCCTATATTAATTGGTACAGTAATATCTTCTTCTAAATTAGTAGGTATTCTATCTTCTGTATTTGGTTCCGGATGTTGAGTAGATATTTCAGCACCTATATAATCTAATAATTCAAACCCTAATATTTTAGCTAACTTATCAGCTTCTGATTTCCATTTTCTATACGCTTGTATGTTAGGGTATATTTTAGGATTAACGGTAGTAGTTTTACCTGCAACCCCTGATGGGTAATATGATGGTTGTCTCGTATTAGCTTTATATCTAGATGGTTCTCTCAAAATTTCTTGCTCACCAGATAAATAATTTATTATTTGCATTCCTAATCTTTTAGCAATACTCTTTGTAGATTGTTTATAATGTGCTTGGTTATAATACCACATCTGTGGTCCATCATCTACTGAATTACCTGAACTATATGAATTTTCTCTTAATATTTTTTCAGCTCTTCCTGATGCGATAAAATTAAGTATAGATTCATTAACTCCTAATTTATTAGTTATTAAATTATAGTTTTTCATGTGACCAAAAATATGTTTGAATAACTGAGCTCGTGCTTTTCCATCAATAGCTTTTGCACCTAATGCTTGTCTTATAGCAGTACCTGACATTTCTCCATAGCCTGGTACTTTTAATGATACATGAGGAGCAATAATTGTGTAAGCTCCATCTCTATATCCTACCTCTGCTTTACCTTTCCAAGGTCTAAAAAATTTACCACCTAATCTACTTGCATCTTTAGTACCAACCATAAATACTGCTGCTGTAGTTTTAGGATCATATTTTTTTAATATCTCTTCAGCTTTATATGGATTTTTTACTTTTACTACATTACGTATACCATATGAATTTATTATTTTTTTCTTTTCATTAAACGAAAAAGGTGATTTTGGTAGGTCAACTTTATCTGATGTTGCTACGTATGAATCTTTGAACTTTGATTTTAACCACTTGAATGTCTGCGCATGATGTTTTCCCATAGGTTGAAACCTACCTGGATAAATTGCAACTACAGTTGTTATCTGTGATTTATCCTCTGATATTATTTGGTCTGCTAACCACGTTCCTAAATTCATAGTATTCTCCATATATATAAATATCTTTGAATCAACTAAACACCAATTACTTTTGATATATTTGCTGTTGCTATACCAATAACTTTAGATAAGTTAGAACTATCTACACCGATAACATCGTGAGTATACCCAGTTGGTACTAAAGTATAATCTAACGTTATAGTAGTATCAAAATCAACGGTTATATCATATGCACCATCTCCCTGATCTGAATTAGCAAAATCATTATCATGTTCAATTAAAGCTAATGTAAAATGGTCATTATTTTCAATATCTGTTAAAGCTGCTGAAGTAAGTGTATATTCATTATTGCCTGTTGAAGGTGATGTTAACTCAGTTGAATAAGCTGTTGAATAATCGATTGAGCTAAAAAAATCTGTTGTTGCCAATGCTGTACCACCATCTCCTCCAAACGCTGTACTTTTTACCATTATAGTATCGTTAGGATCTCCAATAGTTGTGGTACCCATACCAACATCTATATGTGCAGCTGAAAGTTCACTGGTAATACCGCTTGTATCGAAATGAAAAAATACTCTTTTGAAACGTTTAGTTCCACCACCTCTACCTGCCGAAGAAAAATACTGAACAGCGTTAGCTCGAACACCGCTAGGGCCATCAACTACACTAGCAGCATTACTAGTTCTAGCTGTGTTAAAATTAGAGCTTACTACT